GAGACCGCTGAGCAAGAAGCGATAAAATTAGGCTGTATTCATGCTTTGGTCGACACTTTTAGCTTTCAAGCTTTACCATTTTACCAAAAATTAGGTTATATCCAGCAAATGTCACTACCCGATTTTCCGCAAACAGGTATGCAACGTCACTACCTAACTAAGTTAAATTTAAAGAAAAATGAATAGCGCTATTGATTGTAATGTTCAGAAAAACAATCAGTGCTATGTGTTTTTGTATTTTGATTTGCGGTTGCGGATGGGTTAACGGGTAGATTTAATTGATTTATCCAGCAGGCTAGACTTTGTTTTGCATTTAATCTTACCTCTGAACTTTTATCATGAACTGACCGAATGTTCATTGTTGAGTATTCCATCAATCTATTATCCACAAAGATAAATATTCGGTCAGCTTTCTGATCTGGTTGATCAGGTAATAACTGGTCGGCATAAAACAATAAATCATACTGGTCTTGCTTGGCTGAACTCATGGGGGTTCCTTCAATATGAATGACTTCAGCTTTACTTATTCCAGATATAATGACTAAAGATGGCTTTTCTTTTGTGCAAGCTAAAAGCAAAAGAGGCAAAAAAAGAAGAATGACAAATTTTCTCATTGATGGTTTATCCAGTAAATACGTGCAGTAGAATTGATAATAGAAGGTTCTATTCATGATAAAAATGGTTAGATAAAAAATAGGATTTTTCTACTCTCTGTTATTCAATGAGTTAATTTTCACGCTATATTTTTCACATTGATCCCTGACAGCAACATTAGGCTAGATAGTGATTGTGAAAGCGACAAGAGTTACATAGATAGCTGATAAGACCAAGACCACACCAATGATTGTTCTAGCAAAAAGGCAGAAAACACTACTCGGTGGTGATTTTGGAAATAGTGCTGAAAAGCTCCAATAAGCAAGCCACAGGAGTAAAAAGGCAGCAAATAAAAGATAAATAACGGTGAATGTCACTACATATATCCCAATGTTTAAGTTAGGTAGATGATTACTATGATGCAACGTACGCTATGATCATACCAAGCATGCACATGATGACTATAAGGCATATACCAGCGATAACTCGAATAAAAGACCAGAAAGTATTGGTTCTGCCTATATTCCAAAAACAAAAAAATACTGCAATTCCCAATATAATTTCATAAATAATCAGTTCAGCCATGACGATGTATACATCCATATAATTAAGTGATTAACAATATACATAAGTCAAATATCAATAGCTATCAATTAAAGGCTAACGTCCTATTACCCATGTATTCATGCCTGTTTAGCTTTGTTTTGTTCGGGATAGTATGGATAGTTGCTATGATTTTTTTGTGAGATTTTTGTTTAGGTAGGAATAGCTTGGTTTAGTTTATACTGGTGTCCCCTGCAGGAATCGAACCTGCAACTAGCCCTTAGGAGGGGCTCGTTATATCCATTTAACTAAGGGGACTTTTGGAGGCGTTGTTTTCAACTGTTCCTCTTGGTTTGTATAGTACCGTTTTTACTGTGTTCGAATCAAGTCATTAGTTCTTTTTTGTTCTCATTCGTTCGTAGATGTTTTCATTTTATATGTCTTAGTTCACTTGCCATTTTGTACATATTGAGTACATTATCGAAATATTCATTGTGTACATGAGATAAAGCTAATGGCGCTGAGCGATACAAAACTACGAAGCCTTCTAAATAAACCGTATTCAGGTAAGCCTGAACTTACTGACGGTGATGGTCTTAGCGCGCGTATATCTCCGAACGGAACTATAGCCTTTCAATATCGCTATCGATGGAATGGCAAGGCTGTCAGATTAACAGTCGGTCACTATCCAGCTATGACATTGAAAGATGCCAGAGTTGTTATTGGCGATATGCGCGAATTGTACACGAAAGGTCTTGATCCTAAAATTTATTTCTCAAAAGGTGAAACAGAGGCAACCTTAAAAGATTGTCTTGATTATTGGTGGGAGAAGTATGCGGCGCAATTAAAACCTAATACACAGACGTTATATAAGTCAGTCGTGTACAACACGATGTACACACAGTTTGGGAATACACCAATTGCTGATGTACCCATCTCATCTTGGGTTAAGTTCTTTGATAAACAAGAAAAGCTAAACCCTAAAAAGGCTAGGGTGCTACTTATGCAGCTAAGATCAGTTATTAACTGGTGTATTAGTAGGCAATTTATTTCATCTTGTGAAGTTTTGAAGTTAAGCCCTAAGACCATAGGTAAGCGACCTGACATTGGTGACCGCGTTTTAACATATACTGAATTAGCGAAAATTTGGTTAGCACTAGAAAATTGTAAAATAGTTACTTCTAATAAATTACTCCATCAAATGCTACTGCTATACGGGGCACGTCTTTCCGAGATGAGACTGGCTAATGCCTCTGAGTTCAACATGGAAGATTTGATTTGGACTACTCCACGCGAACACTCAAAAATGGGTAACGTTATTAGGCGGCCAATATTCAAGCAAGTTGAGTCTTATATAGAAAGGTTGCTAAATAATGGTAATGAAGTGTTGTTTGCAGGTCAGGAAATTGACAAGGCAATAGATAGGTCGTCAGCAAACCTCTTTATGCGCAAGCTAAGGGAGTCTATAGATATCCCTGAATGGCGCACTCATGACTTTAGGCGTTCGATTGTAACGAACCTATCTAGTGAAGGTGTGATGCCCCACGTAACAGAAAAGATGCTGGGGCATGAGCTTGGCGGGGTGATGGCGGTTTATAATAAGCATGATTGGATTGATGATCAGCGCAATGCTTATGAGTTGTATGCAGATAAAATATTTTGGCATGTTAAGAAGCTTGCTTCTGGTTGATTCCGCCATTATCTATCCATTGCTGAATATCAGACTTTTTGTATTTAGCTGGTCGAGCTAGGACTGGCTGAGGAAATCCACACTGTTTCTTCAGTCGCCACAAAGCAGTTCGTTTAACTCCGATCCACTCATACACATCTTTTTCTACAATTAAATCTGAATTAGTCATTATTCTTTTCCTTATCTATCAATTTTGCTGTATAAGATAAAAATGAAACTGGGTAATATTTCTTTAACTGCTCACTTGTCATTAATGACTTAAATTTGTCTAGGTGTTTATTTAAAACGCTAATTTCTATTTCAGAGGTTAACTTTTCCTCTTCCATTATTTTTTTAAGTTCATTCCTGCATTCCCTTGCAATAGCTCTGCGTCCGTTCTCCATTTCTTGCGGTGTCATAGGCCACCTATGCTATTTAATTAATTCCGATATTTGACTTGATAGGCTAGTGCTGAGTTGGTTTATTTTGTCATTCATATCTTGCAGCGATTTAATGTCATCAGATTTAACTTCAAGCATAAACAGTTTTTTTATTAGCATTTCCATTCGCGGGTGGTAGCTAACAGTAACCATTGTTTCTTTGCCTGCGTTTTCACCTTCTTTTATCGTTTTAATTTCATTAAGAATGAATTGATATTTGTCAGATGTTATTACGTATTTACCTAATTTAATTTCCATTTTTATTCTCTGCATCCTTTATTAATAGAAATAATTCCATAGCAGCGCGTAGTGGGTTTTTATTTAGAGCCCTACGATATCCAACATAGTTGCCGTACTCATCAATAAATTCCGCTTTCCATCTATCAGTTATAGTTGGTGCACGTAATGAAATATTATTCTCAATAATAATCGGCATTGCGTCCGCAGGATTGTTACATGGGTTAAATTCAGTGAATACCCGCGAGCCAATATTTGGGATATTCTTTTTTACTACCCCATTGCGGTCATCAAAAACCATTAGAGATAGTGCGAATCCACCGACATTAATAGCAACCTTTTTATTAATCTCGAAGTCAGATAGTTTGGTGTATTTATTCATTTTCTAATATTTCCTCTATCATGAGTTTAATATTAACTAAGTCCTGCTTTGTTACCGGTATATCCCACGATGGAGATTTTAAATTAAATTTATCTTTTATTGTTGGCTCAATCTCAAAACCTTCCTCTTCGTAGCCTTGTAACTTCACACTATATTTATCTTTCATTCCATACCTCTCCGCACTCAATCTCAACATCCCGCACCATCATTATCTGCATAGCACGGCTCTCGCATTCTTGCTGTGTGTATATTTGGTCAGATACAGGCACAGCAGAACCCTGCATTACAAGCAGTAATACATATCCGATTATTTGCATGGTTATTTATCTAGGTTATTTGAGATTGTTTATTTAGCCCAATCAGGTTTTTCATTTCCAATATATGCATCGTAAACAGTTCCTTTGCATTTTACGCAAGGCTTAGTTATTACATCCCCTTTACCGCTGGTAATATTTCCGCATTTGCAACAGCGTTGCCAATACTGCATTGCGCCTCGAACGCCAATTCCATTACCTTCAATGCGGCAGTTTGTAATTTTAATTGCCATTTTTTATTTTCACTCCCAATCTTCTTTAATTAATTGCTTACCTTTATCGGTTAATTCAAGCGTTTGGCCAGTATCAATTCCGTAGCCTAAATCATCTAAAAACTCGCAAGCATTCTCGCCAGCCGACATAAATAAATGGTCACTATTTGCGTATTGCTGGAAAACTAGAATTAAATGCTTAATGGCTTCGTCGCGTTCTTTTTCCAAACTCTCGCGTGATGCTTGCCACGATAGCCATGCTAGATTTGTTTGATGGCTACTATATTGCTGGTCTTCGCGTTTAGTCATTGGGTAATTTGTTCTATGTAAATCGAAACCCGTTTCTTTTTTAATAAAGGATTCAAATTGCCGCCTTGATTTATCCATCACTCCACCTTATTTAATTCATCAATGCCAAGCTGTGTTAATTTCCATCCATCCTTGGGGTGAAATTCAATAAGTCCTTTATTCTCCAGTGAGAAAATTGATAGCTGATTACTTAACTGCCCATACCCATTATCTACATTTTTTAATGTGCTAATTTGACGCTCTGTTAATTTCATCACTCCACCTTTTTAAATTTAATTACCCATACCCACGGGTTACTATCCCATCCGTCAGTACCGTTAATATTTTCCCAATCACGCCGAAATGCCCTTATTGGTTTTTCAAACCACCCAATTGAATTTGCTGCATCAGATTGTGAATTATCAAAGCCTTCTTCCTTTGCATCCTCTTCACTAATTGATTGCAGGCGTTCTACGCGAATATTAGTAATTTCTAGAGTGATACGTGAAGCCCAACGAGGCATTTGAGTAGAAGGTCTCCACTTTATAACCTCGCCCCATCCCTCATCTAAATCAGAGGGCTTGTGAGTGGCTTTGTATGCAAAACCTGATTTTGTGCATAATCCAACTTGAAATGTTTCACGAACCCAAAGGCGATCGCCAATTTTACCAAGTGGACAATGCAATCGAATAGGGTTTCCACGCATAGACAGAGCGTTATTAGACCAACAAGCTCTACCTTCATCTTTTGAGTGTATGCTTGCTACTACCCATCCATGGAAAATGTGTTTGTTTGTTGCACCTTTAACTATGTGACGAATTTGGGTTTTACGACCATCAAGGACAGCGCGCACCATTTCAGCATTGAGAATTACCCCTCGCTCTTTCATATTCATTCCTCTTCATTGCATCCCTGCGAGTTAAATTAAGTCAGTTACCGACCTTGCTCAGGTCTATAGGTGAAATGCCAAAAAAGAAATTCACGACCTCGCTTTGTTAGTCGTAGCTTTTCGGTAACTAGTCCCATTTTTATTAGTATCCGTTGTGCTGTATACCCATTATGATATCCAGCCATTACCTTCAGGCATCCATTGCCTACAATATCGCGATAATTGGTGTGACCGAAATTGGTGTTTTCAAAATGCTTAGCAATATACTCGTCCGTAATATCGGCGATTAATTCTAATGGTCTTGTCATATATCTATCTCCTGTTTGCATCCTTGCAAATATATCCTTTGGTTAAATCACATAGGGAAGGGTTAGAAGGGGGTTAAGCGTATTTCCAATAAAATCCATCTCTACACTTAACTTTATTTCTAATTTGATATTCTAGATTATGCCCTACCTCCCTAACCGCGGAATTGTAGGAGACATAACTGCAAATTACTTTTCCTGAACTTTCCATTTTCAGGAGTTTTTTGCATCGTTTTCCACCCGTTCCTATCCCCATTTTTATATCGTTAAACTGGTGCTCTCTATTTTCTCTCCAAGTGCAAAGTCTTATATTGTCAAAGCTGTAACCTTTAAGGTCATTTAGTCTGTCTACGCTTGGCTTTAGGCTTGTTGTAAACCCTGAATTTTCCCAAGTTCTATATAGATCAATAAATCCGTTGTTCATACACCATTCGATTAATTCATCTTTGGTGTAAGGCATATCACCATGACCTCTTAATTTTTGGTGTCTTTTTTGAGTTTTATATAAAACCCTAAAAACTCCTTTTATTGAGAAGTCATATTTATTTCCAACTTTTTCTGAGTTTCTTTTTACATCTAATCTTGTGCATTCTTTGCATTTATTTAGATGCCCATCAAGTGTGTCTTTATGCTTATAAAATTCATTCAATGGCTTTTCTTTGTTGCATTTAAAACAATTCTTCATATCCACCAACCTTTTAGAAAAGTAGATGTTCTAAATTATTCTTTGGAGTGTATTTACTGCTGGATTTGATGGGGATCAGAAGGGGATTTCTTGGTCATCCCAATCCATCGGAGGTTCATTCTGCGGCGCTTGCTGCTGTTGCTGCTGTTGCTGCTGTTGCTGCGGTTGTCGCGCTGGCTGTTGGCTTCCTGCCTGATTATTGCCACCGTTACCGCCTAGCATTTGCATTTTCCCATCAATGCCAACGATGACCTCGGTAATGTACTTATCCTGACCGTCATTACCTTGATACTTACGAGTACGCATTTTTCCCTCTATGTATACCTGACTTCCTTTTTTCAGGTATTGGCCTGCTACTTCAGCTAATTTCCCTTGTATAACAATATTATGCCAATCAGTACGCTCTCGCTTCTCTCCTGTATTTTTATCTCTCCATGTTTCGCTTGTAGCAACTGAGAAATTAGCAAATGCGGTTCCGTTCGGTGAATACCTCACGTTAGGATCATCGCCTAAATTTCCTAGAATGATGGATTTATTGATGCCTCTCTCAGCCATTTACGCTGCCTCTTGTTTAGTTAGTTCTTCTTTTCTTAGCTCATATAGCTTCTGAGCTTCCGCTTGTTCTGGTGTATCCCTGAGCGCTGTATATGCCTCACCAAACGCATTTTTAAGCACATCCATGTCTTGTGTTTCCATTGCAATATCAGTGAAGTGTGATAAATCCACCTCAGCTTTGGTGCGCCCATCATTAAGCCAATCCATTAGCTTTTTGCCCGTTGATTCATTTAACTGGGTTACTTCGGCGTTGCTGAATAACCCAGTTCTATCCTTGCTTGCCATTGCTGTGTGAGTTTCATGATTGAGGTCGAGGACGGTAGTAAATTCATATTCAACGCCATCACGCTGCTCTGATTTCATACCTAGTTTATCTACGCCTTTCTTACCGTTACCTTTATCAACTTGAGCAGTTTCCGTTTTACTTCTCATTGTTGCGATGATGTGCAGGTCAGACCGTAGAATTGCGTCGAGAAATGCGTTGTGACGTGGTGTTATTTCGCTCCATGCTGACCACGTATTACCGCGATATTTCGCCTTTGCTAGTCCATCCAGTAATTCAAGGCATCCACCTGACCCACTCCATTCATGGGTGATACTGTCTATTATTAAATTGTCGTAGCCAGCTTCCTGCGCAGCTCCGATGGCTTCAATAAATCGCTCTGGTGTGAATGGTGGGTCTAGCTCCAGTACGTCAAAATTAAATCGGTCAGAGTAGAGTGAGGCGCTTCCTTTCTCGGTATCTATCAATGCCGTTTTGCCGCCAAGTCCTTTGGCTATCTCTAATGCTCCGTATGTTTTCCCCGAGCCACTAGGGCCCGTTAATGCAAGTCGTAGCTTTGCTTTTTTCCGCAATGCTTTTGCAAATTTCATAATTACCTCCGAAAATTAGTCACCTACAACCCTGCCACCTAATGGAATCTCTGTGGCGCCACGATAAGGGTCAAAGTTATCTTTGGATATATGCCTTGCGTATCGCTCCAAGTCAGTCTGTCTTCGTTGCGCTTGAATGTGTTCAGGTAGGGGAGGGTAGAATTGAGACATTTCTAAGTTTTGACTTTTAACTAGTGCGGCATGAGCTAATTCTAGTGTTGAAACCCTTTCAACTGGTTGAATTTCATTGCCCGTTAGGTCACGCACTCTTCGCCTTTCGATATCTTCATCAATCATTGATAAAGCATATTTCAGGGCAGCATCCTTGCTTTTATGACTAGGGAATGCAGGTATTAAATACTTACCCATATTCTCCCCTTAGCCAGCCTGTTGGCACTGACTGAGGCTGAATGCCAAGGCTTTCCATGCGATAGTATTCAACTTCTTCTTCGCGTTCCCTACGTCGTTTCTCGGCATCCTGCCTTTGTTTGCGCTCATACTCTGAAATTCTCATGCTGCGCCCTTACGTGAATGCGAATGACCCACGATTATTAACCTGACGTAAAATGCGATTTGTTTTTTCGCATTGCTGTTTAAATTTCCAATCAGCAAACAGTAATTCGACTTGTTGCTCAGTCATTTCAGACTCGCGAAGTAGGGTGAATATTTTCTGTTTTGCGTGTTTCTGCTTTGCGTTCATGTTGTACTCCGTATGCTGTTTTTAATGTTTCGTTTGCTTCGCTCCATCCGTTCTCATCCTTGAGATAACGTGCAATTCCAGCTTGCTGTTGAGCTAAACAAAGTTTGTATTTATCAATATTCATGCTTACCTCTGGATGTGCGAAATCCCTCACTTATCGATTGATAGCGATTGTTATTTAGGTTCTGGTGTTGGTGCGGTGGGTTACTGCTGACCGAGGGCTTTTGCGATTGCTGCTTTGGCGGTGTCTATTGCGTCCGATAAATCACCTAGACCATCAATAGCCTCTTTAGCGCTTTCAGTTAGCTCAATCAAAGCCTCTAATAACTCTGGTGCTGCTGAGATTAGATGGGCGTCTGCTTTCTGATTGGCTGTTGTAATATCTAAATAAACATCGCCAATTGTCACGCCGTGAAAAGTTGTCATTATTTCATTAGCGTTTCTTACGGTATATTTCCACGGCGCTGGACTATTCTTAAATTCCATATCACCCCCTAGCCTTTAACATTGCATCTGCCGCCTGATATGCATTTTTAGCCACCCATTCAAGTGTTTGGTATGTCGATGTATCAATCATTGCGGGATTAGCTAAAATCCCCTGCATAGCTGCCATAGCGAACTTGTCGCGTAGCTCTCTTCTTTCTAGAATCTTGCGATACTCGCTAGATCTGCCAGTTGAACGATAAAAACATTCTTCACTGCAATGACCTGAATTTTCAGCGCATGGATTCTCGCTATAATCAACATCAAAAATGAATGCTTTATCTTGTTCGCCTAATTCTTTGTTGCAGGAAAAGCACAAATACTTATCTGTCATACTCCCTCCGTTATTAATTAATTCAACAGTTTCCAAAATGGAAATAGTTGCTCTATCTCCTATCTATTAATCAACTCACCACAGCCCACCGTAATGGACTGTAATTAGTTAACTTGAAAACGATTCTTCACCATCAACAACCACACTAACGTTGAATCCTACATAGTCATGATGGTTATCCATCGCCTCCATGACTGAAACTATTAACTCGTTTTCATTCATGTCCATTTCAAGTAATTCCTCCTGAGTAACGTTAATTACCACTTCCATATCTCATCCCCTTGCTGTGATGCTTCCATCACTCATAATCGGCTTGCGTAGCCGTGGTTGCTTGTGTGTGTCGCATTTCTGCGAGCGTTTCTAATCTTTGCTAGCTGTGCATCAGTAGCATCTTTGTGATACTTGCTGATGTGCATAACTGGTAATCTCGGGTCAAATGTCCTTAGACACAACGGACAGGTAACTTTCGTTTTCATGCGCTGCTCCTATCAAATGACTTATGCAAATACTGTTATTTCATAAGTAATCTGTAGTGCATCTCATTGCCGCTCTTCCAACTTCGCATACTGCCCTGAGCCCGCCGAGTGCCCGACGCATGGTTTAAAGTCGCGCCGTTCGACTATCTTTTATCTCTGGTTGTCCTTTGATGATTAAAATATACCTAGAGGTAATTTAAAAGTAAATACCCAAAGGTAAACAATTTAACGTGAAAAGTTTACCTGATTGATTTTTCAGGTAATTTATTTTCAAAAATTATTTATCTTGCGAGGAAAATCACACTAGTGGGGGATTACGGGCACAAAAAAGCCCTCGCTGGGAGGGCTGGGTGGTGAGAGTTATGCTGCTAGTTTAGATATCCATTTATCTCTTTTTGCAAAAGGTAAGACATGGCTTATTTCATTAAATAAAAGAGACAGTTGTTGCATTTGAGCGCCAATTGATTCGCTATCAACAACGACATATCGATTATTTAATGTAGCGTTTGCATTTTTTAGATCAATTAGTTTACCGAGTAGAGAGTATGCACTATTCCAACTTCCACCTTGTTTTACGCTAGATGTAAAAAGATACTTTGGTTCTTCGGTATTAACTGTTACTGGAATGACTATGTTATGTCCGCTCATTCCTAATACACTAGACCTCAATAAAATCTTATCTTTTAAGCTGGAGAGATATAAATAATCTATAACTTCACTTTCAAATTTCTCAACCCTGACCGATTGATGCCAGTCAATAGATAAGGTGGAGGCTAATATTCCAGCTCTGATTACATTGGATGTAGCTGAACCAACTGTATCTTCTGTTGCCCAACTAACAATTTCACCTCTGTCGTTAAGCTCTGCGCCTTGATGGCTTATAAAGCTACGTATTTCATCAATTCTTTTTTTTGTAAGTGAAATGCCCCTTGCCTCCATATTCATTAGCGCGTCGCATCGGTCACTTACAAGATATTTACCATTAATTTCTTTTACGAAAGCGCCAACATGCTCCCCATCATCACAGAAAGTGAATGGGCTGATGATTCTCAGTAATTCAGCACCGATAGGGTGGCACTCAAAACCAAGATTAGATATGACTGTTGAGCACATCATAATGGCAATCCTATTTGTCCAGATATATCTTCTAAAGGTATAGGGAGTTCACCTGTACATTTTATATTTAAATGCTTACAAAAAAACTGCCAAAACCCTCTAATATCATCTGATTTTATAGCTTCTTTAATTGGGAATCCTACTTCACTATAGCGCCCAGCCTCTTCATAGTAAACATGGTAGTGAGCGCCTAAAATATAATTTACAAAGTCAGGGTGATCTACTTTATATCTATTCGTATGTCCATCAAATGGATAGCTATCAACTGCAAATATTCTTTTTTTGTTATAAAGTGCTACGATGTTTATCTTTGGAAATTTTTCATCGCCATCTTGCTTTGGTTCATGATCAGGCTTCCATTGGATTAATATATTTAATCCTTGCAACGGTATTCCATCACTATCTAATGGCAAAATATTCATTTGAAGCCATAAAAGAGGCCTGTTTGGGGGCGGCTTTTCCGTCCAACTAATACCAGAGAAATCAATGTGCTTTTCACAGTATAGAACATTGTCAACTTCTACTTGGCTAGGTTGATAATCAGTACACTTTGCCACTATTAGTCATCCGTTAATATTTAATTAAAACCACACCCTAAAACGTGCCGTCACTCTACATTGAAAATCGAAATCCAAGCAAAAGGCTCTTCTGCAAACTGTAATGCTGCTCCAACAGCAAATGCAATTATCAGCATTACAATCAACAGCTTATTTTTACTGATGAGTTCTAATAATTTTTTCATATCGAACCCTCACTAATTATCAAATGCAATCAGTAACAATAGAATGATATCCAGTACCGCAATAATAACTAGCAGTATCATTATGTTAGCGTTGGATATCAGTTCTAGCAGTTTCTTCATTTAAAACTTTACTATGCTACTAGGTAGTTCATGCCTTCAAACGCCACGACTAGTGACACTAAGAACTTAACTTTGTTATTTCGAGCCCAATGCAAGAATTTCATTTTCACCCTTAAAAAGTATCGTCAGGCCACTGGCTAACCGTGATATTTGTATTTTATTGATTGGCTAACTAGCACTTTGGCGTGAATAAACATACCGTCAATATTGCTTTCTTCTAGATACCAAGTTTCATACTTAGGGTTATCAGAAATTACAGCAAGGCGCTTGTACTGCATCTGAAGGCGTTTTATGTAAAGCTGATTATTCAGGATAAATACATAAATCCCATCACCATCAAAGTGATTCACGGTCATATCAACAAATATCTGATCGCGCGGCTCAAATGTCTCTGCCATCGAATCGCCACGAACAGTGATCATTTTAATTGTATGAGCTGGTCTACCACCAAATAAACGCTTGGCTTCTTCGTCTGAATATTCAATTGCCGTTATTGTTTCTATAAACTCATCAAGTACGACAACACCAGCCCCTGCACTAGCCTCAACATCAAGAACTTCAACTTTGTATGATCTAGATGGTTGTGGGATTTCTGATTCAACAATCCCATCCATCCATCCAGCGGGCAACCCTAAAGCATCCTGAATAGCTAAAACCATCTTATCACCTATTCGCTTATATCCAGATTTACTCGGTGGGTAGAGCATTCTGGATACATAGGATTTGTCTTTACCAATGGCGCGTGCAAATTCCTCTTGCGTCTCATAACGAGCAACAAGCTCAGCCAGTTTTTGGCGTCTTTTTTCAAATAATTCAGTTTCTGCGTTCATAAGTAAATCATCTATCAAAAATACCTGCTGGTAAATTGCCTGTAGGTATTGATATTTAAATTACCTACAGGTATATTTATTTCATGTTTAGGTAAACAAGGACAACAAATGGAACAATTACGGATATTCCTAAATTCCCTTTCTGTTTCTGAGCAAGAGAAGTTTGCAAAAAAATGCGGAACCTCCATTGGCTACCTCAGAAAGGCTTTAACAAAGGGCTCAAAACTGGGAGCTGCTTTATGTGTGGCAATTGAAGTTAACAGCAATTCAAAAGTAACCAGAAAAGACCTCTACCCTGATGATTGGGAAAAGAACTGGCCTGAACTGGCAGCTTAATAAAGATTAAAAACAAATAGTTAACTGAACGGCACAGTATATTGTCGGCCTCGAGGATCTGCCAATGCATTACAAGGTTATTTGTAATGTGTAACTGGATGGCTAAAAGTCGAATGAGAGCGAAAGAGACACTAGCTCGACAATATTTATCAACACACTCACAGGATCGTGAGCAACGGACTAACTACGTCAAAAGGAATTTAACAAATGGACACAGCAAAAAATATCAAAATCACATGTAAACCAGAAACACTCGAAACCTATTTCTTTCAAATGATGTTTAAAGATGGAAATGACGGGTTCGCTAAAGCAATGGGTATTCACCCGAGTTCAGCTAGTAGAGAGAAGAGTCGCATATTCAGCTTAGCTTGTAAGGCTATAGCTCGTTATGGCTTACCTACTGAAGCTGTATCAATGCCTGAGAAGTCTAGAAGCGTAGTGATTGAAGGTGACTATGCAGAAAGGTTAATTCAGGTACTTGAAGGGAAAGGGAAGCTAAAAAGAAAAACCTCAAAGGCGGCAACCGATGAGGCTCAATTAGAACTAATTTAATTTTCGTAAGCAGGAGTAATTATACATGAGAAACAAATTTAATTACAGCGCTGTGCATAAAAACGTCATGCGTGATCGGGCTAATCGCTCGGTCACTGAGCAGGGAGTTAAATTGCTTAGGTCGGCACTGGATGACGCACTAAAGCGACAAGCCCATAAGGAAGAGGTAACTGGAGGGAAACAGCATGAGTAACGTTGCATACGCTGATTTTAGCAACCAACGACAGCAAGAGAGGCCGAAAGTGGCAAACCTTGAAGATGGCTATACCAGAATTGCTAATGACCTTCTTGAGGCTGCTATGTCGTCTGATTTGACAGCTAGGCAATTAAAAGTATTTCTGGCGATAGTTAGAAAAACATACGGGTTTAGTAAAAAACTGGACCGCATCACAAATACTCAAATAGCATCAATGACAGGCATTCATCACACTCATGTATGCAAGGCCAAAAATGAAATGATAGCTATGAATATTGTTATTTCATCTGGTAATCAAATAGGAATTAATAAGGCGTTCAATGAGTGGAAATTTGATATTAGCCAAGTTAGCGAAACATTAGCTAAGTCAGCTAATGAAAGATTAGCTAAAGTAGCTAACGAGGATAAGCCAAGTCAGCTAAACACAAAAGAAACTCTTTCAAAAGAAAAGAAAGAAAGTAATACACCCCTTACCCCTCAAGAGGTGAAAGGGGGAGAATTGACTAAGCCTTCTAAACGAAAATCTCAACCAGTTAACTACGACGAATATCTCAATGCCTACAACGAGGAAGTTGGAGATAGATTACCTCATGCTGTTGAGGCCAACGAGAAACGTAAAACTCGGATCAGGAAAATAATCAAAAACCTCGCAACGCAAAATGTTGATGGGTGGCGGGCCTATGTTCGAGCTTTTGTGAGAATGGCCAAGCCATTTTATTTTGGTGAAAACAATACAGGATGGACCGCAGACATTGATTATTTACTGAGAGACACAACCCTGACAGGGGTTCGTGAAGGGAAATTTGCTGACAGGGGATTCTAATGGTCAACAACCAAATCGAAGCAAGTGTGATTGGTGGCTTGCTGAAAGACGGACTAACACTCAACGCATCAGATGTACTCGCCACTTTAAAACCCGAAGCATTCGGATCCCATTTCTACCGTGAAGCCTACAAAGTCATTCAGAAGCAAGCCAAAACCCGTGGAATGATTGATTTAATGATGGTTGCTGAGGCAATGGGTGACAAGCATTTCGCTGATATCATGCAAGCCGCTAAAGATTGCCCAAGCGCAGCAAACTTGAAAGGCTACGCTACGATGGTGACTGATAACCACAATCGACGTGAAATGATTAGCTTGATGGACCAACACCGCCACGTTATCGAATCAGGCACGATTGACGCAGCAGCCGAAGCGATGGACCAGCTCATCAAAAAGGCCAATGAATTACGGGCCGCTAACGATGAAATTAAACCAGTACACACCAAGGACCTGATAGCCGATTTTACAGAAGTGTTAGAACAGCGCCTAACCAATGGTGATGAGTCCGACACGCTGAAAACTGGAATTCCTGAACTTGATGAAATTACTGGCGGTATCAACGCAGTGGACCTAATCATTGTTGCGGCACGTCCTGCAATGGGAAAAACCGAGTTTGCATTACGGGTAACCGAAGGCGTAGCTTCACAAGTCGATAAAAAAACGGGCCACAAAAAAGGCGTTCTGATTTTCTCAATGGAAATGAGCTCACGCCAAATCATGGAGCGTCAAATTGCTGGGGCATCGGGCCTATCAGTTTCCTCACTGAGAAACCCTGCAAAAATGGATGATGAAGGATGGGCCAGAGTTTCCAATGGTATTGGTCGGGTCCAAGATTTGGATGTGTGGGTTGTCGATGCAAGTAAACTCGACGTGGACCAAATCAGGGCCATAGCAAAACGCCACAAACAGCAATATCCATCACTGGCATTAATTCTGGTCGATTACTTGGGCCTGATAAAAAAACCGAAAGCAGAGCGTAACGACCTTGCTATTGGTTATATCTCATCAAACCTCAAGGGAATGGCTAAAGAGTTACTAACCCCAGTTATGTCACTCAGCCAACTTTCACGCGATGTTGAGAAGCGACCAAACAAACGACCTGTTAATGGGGATTTGCGCGACTCAGGCAGCATTGAGCAGGACGCAGACTCTATCATCATGCTTTATCGTGATGCGGTTTATAACGAGAACTCATCAGCGGCCCCATATGCTGAAATTATCGTGACTAAAAACCGATTCGGTAAAACAGGGACCGTATACCAGCGATTCAAGAATGGTCACTTTATGGATGTGGACCAGATGGAAGCCGCTAACGCTTGCCTGCAAAGTAGCAAACCTCAGCAACGCCGATTCCAAGGCGCGGACGTGTAACACACCAAATCATAAGGACTTCTAGATGAGCGGATATGCAATTCTTCAAGAGTACATGTTTAGCGACAAAGACAAGCACGAATGGACTGATGCCATGTGCTACTTGCTAGGAAAGTATGACGAATTTCCTAGTGATATGGATGTAAATATTCAGCCAGAGCCTGAGCATAAGGATTTTAGATTCATAAAGTCACCAGAGGGAAAAATACTTTTCGGTAATTGCATAGTGCCAGCAATAACAGCCGATGATTTTTACCAGTTCAAAGCCATCAATTAAGCGAGGTGTTGAGTGATGAAAGTTAGATTACTAAACGATGGAGGTTTTGCAGAACTGAAAGCTAAAAGATTTAAATTTCCTATGGTTGTCACAGGCACTCGTGAAATTGGGTCTGATGATTTATTTAGAATCCATGACTCTGAACTAGGCATAGTAACCAAGAGTGACGACGATAATTATTTCCTGTTCTCAACAAATGGCGAATGTGAGGTTATTGAGTGATGAAAGGAACAACGTTAACAGATTTAACTAATGCATGGGATTCAACAAAAAGAGCGATAACAAAGCGCACACATGCAGCGTCAGGGTATGTGAATAAGCAGCGCTGGTTAGAGATTATACTCGCTCATCATCGTAGGGTTGTTCGTGGGAAGATGGGAACTAACAAGCCAAATAAAGCAGCTCGGATAGCTGGCGAATTAAACCGCATGGATGTTCTTGCCGCAATGATTCGCAATAACCGCAAGAACAGTGGATTACCTGAAATTATTCACACATTCGGCAATTCAGGCACAGCAAAAAGCCAACGGGAGGCATCTAATGCAGGGAACTAATTGGGTTAAGACAGCAAACGAATTACCAGAAGATGGTCAGTGGTGCGTTGTTTATGTAGACAGTGTAATACTCGATGTCGCTTGCTATGACGATAACATGCGTTGTTGGCAAGGTGATAATTTCAGCTATAACCATGAAAGCATCAGCTACTGGTTAGCACTCCCACCAATGCCAGAGGGTGAATGATGAAGTATTACAAACAATATCCAGTAACGCTCAAGCATTTTCTTCATAGGCCAGTTTGGGCGGCAACAGCGGGATATGACTTTAATTTCATTGACTGTATGGCTTATGTTGCAGATTCATATAGTGAATATATGAAAACTCGTGATTGGTTATTTTGGCTAGATAGTGAGATTAGGGAGTTACCTATGACTCTATTGATGTTGTTTTTCATGCTATCAATTGCGGTATCGACGCCATTTATTTACCCATTCTACAGCATAGTAACTTACATAAATTGCAAGCGGAGCAGGAAAGACGAAATAACAGAAATTGTTGATACAAATCTTTCTGTTTGGCTGCGTGATTTTGACAGGCGAGGATAAGCAGCATGAGCGAACTCAAGAAATGCCCGTTTTGCAATGGCGAGCCGAAAATCGACGGATATGTCTACATCACAATTAAGTGTCGTAAGTGTCGGATTCAATCAGCACCAAGACCAAGGGATGTAGCCATAGCAGCATGGAACAGGAGAGCTAACAGTGATTGATACAGGAGGCTAACTTGGAAATAGAAATGGTCAAATGCGCCAATGGCATATTTGCACCAGCATTCGAACACGACCTACCACGTTTAACAAAATTCAAAAATGGTGAGATGTACACCTTCAGCGCCAAGCTCACAAGAAACCCCGCATTTCATAAAAAGATGTTCGTATTCTTCAAATTCTGTTTCGACCACTGGTGCGCAAATAAAGCGGGACTCGACTGTATGGATGAGCATAGCCAATTTGAGCGCTTCAGGAAGGATTTGACGATACTTGCAGGGTTTTATGAGCAAACGGTAAGGCTAAACGGTGATGTGCGTACAGAGGCTAAGAGCCTGTCATTTGCCAATATGGATTCAGACGAATTCGAACGCTGTTACAAAGCCATGATTAACGCAGCAATAAAACACATTTTCAGGGGATGCAATGAAATCACTGAGAATCGGTTACTGACATTCTTTTAAGGATAGAGAGATGAATAGATTACAAATAGCGATAGCAGGGTTAGGCGCTAAGTTAGGGCTATCGTTAGCCTCAAATCCAGAGCCATTTATCCCGTGGGCTATGGAGGATGAACGCCAAGTTTACAGCTACCCCACATCAACTAAGCGCATCACAGGTCACGCAAAGATAAACCGAGCAGCAAAGAAGCGGAGGGCGAGAAAGTGACAGATAACGTAAATAATCCAGCTCACTACGCATCAGGCGGCATTGAATGCATAGAAGCTATTAAGGCCAGCATGACACACGAGGCATTCTTGGGATATCTCAAGGGTAACATCCAAAAATATATCTGGCGGTATGAAAAGAAAATTAACCCGGTCGAAGATTTGAAAAAAGCCCGTTGGTATATGAATAGACTTGTTGATGAAGTGGAGGTAAGTCATGAAACGTAAATACCCAAACTTAACCATTGGAGTCAAGTTATTTATGGTGGCCATATTTTCTTGTCTGTTTGCATCAGCATGGATATTTATTGAGGCGATATATGGCTAACTTACGCAAAGAAGCAAAAGGCAGAGAGTGCCAAGTCAGAATACCCGGAGTGTGCAATGGCAATTCTGAAACTGTGGTTGGTGCTCATTATCGAATGGCTGGATTATGCGGCACAGGATGCAAGCCTAGCGATTTATTTATAGCGTGGGCGTGTAGCACCTGTCATGACGAAATCGACCGCAGGACGCGAATCACGGACGCTGAATATGCAAAGCAATGTCACCTAGAGGGAGTAATTCGAACTCAGGCCATATTGCAGAGTGAGGGGAAAATTAAGTCATGAATGAATATCACCTTAAATTACCGTGGCCACCGAGCAATAATACCTATTGGCGACATTGCAGAGGTCGGCACTATATCTCACCAAAAGGCACAAGTTACCGGCAACAAATAGCAGATTACATAGAGCAGCAAAACCTAGATATAAAAACCACTTCCCGTATCAAAATAGTCATCACAGCAAATCCCCCAGATAAACGCAAAAGAGACCTCGATAACTTGCCTAAAGCTGTTTTCGATTCACTTACTCACGCCAATTTTTGGGATGACGACGAGCAGATAGATGATTTTCGCATTAAGCGTGGCGAGAGAGTTAAGGGCGGCTCGCTGGATATCACAATATGGGAGATAGAGGATGCAGGCTGAGATAACAACCATTCCAGAATTACTCATCAAAACGTATGGGAATATGGCAGAGGTTTCTAGATATCTAGGGTGCTATAGAGCGACGGTAAAAAAATACTCGGAAGATGTTAATGCTGAAGGTCATGTGGTTATTAATGGCCGATTAATGACGATATATAAAACAAGAGTGAAAGGCACGTCCAGTCTCGCCAAAGAATTAGATAGTGCCATTTCTATTGTGAAATGTATTAAACCTGAAGCTACCTGCAAAAGCTCGCAAATTAACACGAGGTGAACAATGCGCGATATTCAACAAGTGTTAGAGCGTTGGGGGGCTTGGGCGGCAGATAATACAGAGTCAGTACAATGGTATTCTGTAGCAGCTGGATTTAGCAGTTTAATTCCAAGCAAGGTGAAGTCACGAGACCAGTGTTGTGAAGATGACGCAATGATCATCTCTGAATGCATAGCTAAGCTAAATAAAAAAGATAGCGAAATGCATGACCTGCTACTCGATTATTATCTGTTCGGTATGACATTCATTCAGCTGGCTAAAAAGCACAAATGCTCTGATGGCCATATTGGGAAAAAGCTACAAAAAGCAGAGGGGCAAATCGACGGAATGTTGATGTGGCTAGATATAACTTTGGAGATGGATAAATACGTAGAAAAAATCCATTAAATCACTTTACGTACGTAAAATAGCTGATATTGTGATAAGAGTGACAACAACGTCAGCAGCTTATAGAGCCTCACTTCGGTGGGGCTTTGACTTTTAGAGGGGATACCGTTATCTTTAAATTCTCACGTTTAAGGATTACGGTGGGTCACCCCATAGTTTTCTGTTAAAAAAGCTCTCTTATCTTTGATTTGAGGGCTTTTTTATTGCCAAAATTCCAACCTGTAAGTAATCCTTACAAGTTCACATTCAAGAGGTCGCCTAGTGCGGCCTTTTTTCGTATACGCCGCCACAGAATTCTAATCACACACACTTAATTGACGCATAGAGATTGTGCGCGGCTATCTATTAACTTTAATCACGGAACACTCCGCAAGGGGGTGTATATGCGTATGCAAGAAAAATACTCTAGCCCCTTTGCTTATGCGTGGGGTGTGTTAACTGCCACGATTGGCGCGATGTCATTAGACCAATGGGCGGTGCTTATTGGTATTTTATGTACCGTTGGAACATTTGCGGTTAATTGGCATTACAAGCGTAAAGAATTCAACCTAAAGGCACTTAGAAATGGCAAAGATACCTAAGAAAATAACTGCTGCGATTGGTGGTGGTGTTATTGGCCTATCGGTTGCAATGATTTCTTTATTCGAGGGCGTGGAGCACAAGCCATACAAAGACGTAGTGGGTATTACAACGGTGTGTTATGGGCACACTGGTAGCGATATTGTTTACGGTAAAACATACACCGAGGCAGAGTGCTTGGCTTTACTTAAAAAAGACCTCGGCAAAGTCAGAAAGGGTGTAGACCCTCTAATCAAAGTCGATATCGACGATAACACCAGAGCCGCTATTTATTCATTTACCTACAACGTAGGCACAGGTGCTTTTGCACGTTCTACGATGTTGAAGAAATTGAATGCAGGCGATATCGCTGGTGCTTGCAATGAATTAAAACGCTGGACTTATGCAGGTGGTAAAGAATGGAAAGGCCTAATAACACGCAGAGAGATAGAAAAAGCCGTATGCCTAGGAAGGTTCGACTAGGCTTACTCTTGTTCTTTATCGCATTCCCCGTCTACTTGGCAACTGGCGTATATGTGCTCAGAGACGATACCTGCGGCATTGACAAGGCAAGTTTAGAGAAGCGTTGTCAAAAAGCTATCGACCACTACAAGGGGCGGCAGGTGAACTTATGAGACTAAATGAAGTGATAATTTGCGCGGCCGTGATTCTATTTGTGGCAGTCTTTATTTGGTGGCAAAGTGGTAAAATTGACAAGCTTAATGAAGCTAATGAGTCACTAGCCAAATCACTAGCCCAACAATCACTCATATCAGACAACGCCTACACCTCAATATCTATCTTTGACCGTATCTCTGGAGCAACCATTGATGCTAAACAAAAAAACACACTGGACGCGCAGGGAACCAAGAAAGACGTCAAAACTATTCTTGTGGATAATGACTGCGCTCCCGTTGCTGCTCCTAATAGCCTTATTAACAGGATGCGGCAATACAAAGACTGAATATGTATTAGCACCTCACATCCCAATTCCTGCAAGTTTACTCGCTGATTGCCCGATACCAGATATTCCCGACACAATGACGTGGGGTGACATCGCTGAATACAACATTGAGCTGATGTCGATAATTAAGGCGTGCAACTTGGACAAGAAAGCAATACGGGAAATTGAACAACAACGACAGGTGATGAAATGAGCATAGAGTCTGAATTGGCTTACTTGAAGTCAGCGAAAAATAAGGTTCTTGAATTCATTGATGAGACACCTGCTGAAAATGTTATCTCTCTAGCGAGTTGGAAATCTCAGTTAGCTAAGTTGGATAAGAAGATAAATAAACTAGAACAACGTGCCTCCAATTAGGGGGCTTTTTAATGGCAAAAAAATAGCCCCTGGTGTTGAGGCTTAAAAGTGTAGGAATATATATGAAGTTAATAACTTAGCGATGTAATAACCATACCCCTCTTAATGTTACGTTACGAAAGTAAAGTTAAAAGAAAGTTACATTTATTCAAGTTTTGTAATCAGTAGTACGCATTTCACCCTGTGCCACGCTCGGCACATACACACCAAAGAACCTTTCAGGATAAGCCTTGAGGATGGCCAGTAGTGGTTTGGTTAACCCTCTTTGGGCTGGTTACTCCTGAGCGCAAGGTTTATCTCTAAAAGGAACTAACTATGTCTTTAGTGGAAATTAAAAAATTTGATTTATTGACTAGCTCTTCTGCAATCGCCGATGGAGTTAAAAAGAAACACAAAACAGTAATTCAACTTGTTCGTCATTATGTCGATGACTTAAATGAATTCGGAAGGGTGGCATTTGAAATGCGATCCTTTGATACAGACGGTGGACGACAAAAGCAGCAAGTAGCACTACTTAATGAACAGCAGGCAACATTGTTAATTACATACATGCGTAACAATGATGTAGTCAGGGCATTCAAGAAAAGACTTGTTTCTGAATTCTTCAAGATGCGCTCTGCTTTAGCTGCCAAAAAGTTAGATAGAAATACGTCAAGATTGGAATATAAGCCAATGACCGATGCGGTCAAAAAGGCGAGAGAGGAACAAGGCAAGACTATTTCACCTCACCATTTTAGTAATGAAGCAGACTTAATTAATCGCATTGTGCTTGGTGTGACGTCTGCTAAGTTTCGTGCACATAACGAAATAGGAAAGAAAGAGCCTATCCGTGATTACTTAACACCAGAACAAATACATTGCGTAACTGAATTGCAAAGAGCCAATACAGTGTTTATCTCAATGGGATGGAACTTTGAACAACGAAAGGAAGAATTAACTAAGTTGTTTAATAAAAACCATAAGCAACCGCTACTAGAAGAAATGCACAGGCTGGCAGCATAAGGATATCACCATGAAAATAAATACAACTGGACTAACAACGGGTCAATCTTTCGCAATTTTCGCAGTATGCATGATCGCCGCGCTATCAATAAGTTTCTTCGTGTCATGGTGCTTGCTGCATATTTGGAATTGGTTTGCTGATTCAGCAGGGTTCGACTTGGCAATAAGCATCAACTGGGGAACTGTGGTTGGGCTATCAGTAATTCTATGGGTTCTTAAGTCGATATTTGGCAAGAAGGAATAGGTCGCTCAGCGGCCTTTTTTATGCGAAAGTATAACTACTGGCTAGAGTCGCTCTCGAAAAGTGGTATCGTCACCACCTGCCAGTATTTCAATGACGAATAACTAGACGAGGTTACTATGGAAGTTCAATTGGTTAATGGCCCATGCGAAGGTATGAAGGCGCAAGTAAAACTAAACGATGAAGGGATGCCTCCATCAACGTACATAGCTGAGTTGCCAGCGGTATGCAATGACGTTCATGTCGACGGAATTGTTGAGCCATTTAATATTGCGCCAGACAAGTTTATCTACGAACTGCACGTAACAGTGAGAAATGGCGAGCCTCCGCATTTCGAATATCGCTTTCCTGAAAGATGAGGGCACGGCAATGAGTAAGCTTGAGCGCTTACCGTGGACTGGTGCTGCATTAAAAGTCGCACTGGTAATGACGGTCGAAACTATGAAGCTGACACCAGAAGAAGCGGATAGTCAAAATATCACTGTTGTAGTTGGCCCATTCGCAAGGCCATACAGAGAAATAATGGCAATTGCCGAAGAGTATGGAGAAAGAGAAATACCTAAATCAATGCGCGATATGCCATTAGATATTAAATAGATAACAAGAATTCACAGTGACCCGCCTAGTGCGGGTTTTTTTATTGGGTGGAATATGAAGAAATACACAGTAACAGCAACAAAGAAAGACGGAACAACATACGAAGGTCTGATGACAACGAAAGAGCCTCGAGTGACTAATGGCCTAATTGCTATCGCACAAGCTGACGGTGCATGGATATACATTTCACCTGATGAGATTAGCAGCGTTGAATATGTGCCAGTGGTTGAAGTAGCAGAATAACCAATCACAAAGCTCACTACGGTGAGTTTTTTAATTTGTTATGAGGAAACATTATGGGACAGCAATCAAATCAGGTTGGATGCCCTAGCAAACTGACTGATGATCTAATCGCTAAGGCAAAGGAATATTTATTTGGCGGTTATGAATCACTCGGTGATGTGGTTCCTAGCGTCGCAGGATTAGCGTGTTATTTAGAGATATCACGTAAAAGTGCTTACAACTATAGTGAGCAATCAGAGGAGTTTTTACACATCGTAGAGGGGATTTTATCTCTACAGGAAAATAAGTTGATCAATGGTGGGTTAAAAGGAGACTTTAACGCATCTATAGCAAAATTAATGCTTGCAAAACATGGTTATAGCGAGAAACAGGAAGTTGATCACAAATCATCTGATAGCTCTATGTCACCAACAAAAATAGTTCTGGTTGCCGGAGGTAACAATGACGGTAGCGAGGATTGAAATACCGCCTAAATTAATTCCAGCATTCGAAGGTAACTATCGTTATCGCTGTTCACATGGTGGGCGTGGCTCTGCAAAGACAAGAACATTCGCATTAATGACGGCTATTCGTGGCTATATGGCTGCAATGAATGGTCAATCTGGTGTAATACTTTGTGCCCGTGAGTACATGAACTCATTAGAAGAATCATCAATGGAAGAGGTTAAGCAGGCGATTAGGTCTGTGCCTTGGCTAAATGATTTCTATGAACTCGGCGAGAAATACATTCGTACTAAATGTCGCTCTGTTAGCTATGTATTCGCAGGGCTACGTCATAACTTAGATAGTATCAAATCTAAGGCAAGAATATTAATCGCATGGGTTGATGAGGCTGAATCAGTATCAGAAATAGCATGGACAAAACTTGCTCCTACGGTTCGTGAGGCTGGCTCTGAAATATGGGTGACATGGAACCCTGAGCGAGACGGTAGCGCGACAGATAAGCGATTTAGAAAGAATCCACCTGATAACGCTGTTGTTGTTGAGATGAACTACGATGATAACCCGTGGTTCCCGTCAGTGTTGGAAGATGAGCGGGTAAATGACCAAGCCAGATTAGATTCCGCTACTTATGCGTGGATTTGGGAAGGCGCTTATCTTGAAAACTCCGATAAGCAGGTATTAGCAAATAAATACGTTGTTCAATCATTCCCTGATGATTTATGGCAGCAAGCAGATAGGATGCTTTTCGGTGCTGACTTTGGTTTCGCTAAAGACCCTAACACGCTGCTAAGACAGTTCATCCTAAATGACTGTTTATATATCGAATATGAAGCTTATGGCGTAGGTGTTGAACTTGACCACATGCCAGAGTTTTACGACAAGATACCAGAAGCGCGTAAGTGGCCCATCAAAGCTGACTCCGCAAGACCGGAAACAATTAGCTATTTAAAGCGGCAGGGTTTCAATATCTCAGCCGCTAAAAAGTGGCAGGGTAGTGTTGAGGATGGCATTACACATTTACGCGGCTTCAAACAAATCATTATCCATCCTCGCTGTAAAGAAACAGCAAAAGAAGCCCGTCTCTACTCATATAAAACAGACCGGATCACTGGTGAAGTATTGCCTGTGATTTTGGATGCTAATAACCACTGTTGGGATGCTGTTAGATATGGGCTTGATGGGTATATCACACAAAAATCTGTGGTTGGAATGCTAGTTAGAAAACGTTAATGAGGGCAAAAATGGAAGTAAATAAACAACGGCTGTCATTAGCGGTTAATAACGCATTGAAAGCCGCACAAAGAGCTAGAATGTCCTACGTTCAGTCGCTAGGCACTGGCAACACTAAAAGACCTCGAATATGGAATGAGTTTGGCTGGCCTGAGAATCTCACATTTGATGATTTTTACAGGCTATATGATCGCAATGCGCTAGGCGGTGCTGCGGTTGATAGATACATATCTGGGTGTTGGATTGATTACCCTGAAATATTCGAAGGTGACGAAGAGGCAGACCAAGACGGTTCAACTGAATGGGATAAAAGCCTTAATAAGCTACTCAAAAAACACTGGGAGCAGGTTGTAGAGGCTGATAAGCGTAATTTAGTGGGTCGATATTCTGGCCTAATTATTCAAATAAGAGATAACAGACAATGGAATGAGCCAGTTGACACTAGCATTGTTAACAAACTGAAAGATAAGGCTATTGTTCGCTTAATCCCTGCATGGGAAGCGCAGCTTGATGTTAAAACTTGGGATGAAGACCAAGCAAGCGAAAACTACTCCATGCCAACGATGTACTCGTTTACTGAAATGGCAGTGGGGGATGATAGCGACGGGTCACCATCTCGAATAATTGATATTCATCCTGACAGGGTGATTACGCTCATCGAAGGTGCTGCTGATGGCAAAATGTCTTCTGGTGTATCGCTACTGAGAAAAGGTTACAACAAGCTACTCGATATCGAAAAGGTTTCGGGAGGTAGCGCTGAGGGATTCCTTAAAAACGCCAGCCGACAACTTAATTATACCTTTGGAGAGAAAACCGACTTTACCGCTCTAGCGGATGCGCTAGGAACTAACCTAGAAGGCTTGCCTGACGCACTGGATGAGCAAGTAAGACGCTTAAACCAAAGCATTGACTCAGCTTCATTTATGCAAGAGGGAACAGCTACAGTGCTATCAGTTGCCGCCGCAGACCCTGAACCAACGTGGCGCACATTACTAGCTGAGTTTGCGGCATCAATAAACATGCCTGTTAAGGTGCTTATTGGTCAGATTACGGGTGAGCGCGCTTCAACTGAGGACATGAAGGATTGGGCTAGAACCTGTAAATCAAGGCGTGAAGGGTTTCTCTCAAAAGTCATTACTGACCTGATCCACCAATTTGGAAGGCTTGGCGTTATTGAGCAAAAAGACGAGATAACAGTAAGTTGGTCTGATTTACTCGCACCTAGCCAATCTGAAAAGCTGGATAACATGAGTAAAGCTGCTGATGTTGCAATGAAGACACAAAACTCATTCGGTCGCTCTGTTCTTATGGAGAACGAAATTAGGGCACTTGGCGAGTACCCAACGTTGCCAGAATTTGAGAACAGCGAGCCGCCAGAGTCAGGCCTAAAAAGAGACCCATTAGTCGATGATGAAGAATCAAAAGATAGGGTCGCCGATAATACCAAGGAATAAGGCTGACCCAACACAATCAGGGCGGCAAGTTAGAAAGATGTTCCGTGATATTGATAGTCGGTATTACGAACTCAAGAAAGCACTCAAGCAACTATTCGACCTGTCATTTACTGGCAGAGAGAAAACGCAATCACCAACTCAAAGTTACATACTAGCCAAAAACTCACAGGATGAGCCTGACACGATTTTTAAGGTTAATACTGGTGTTTATGTATATGACCTAGCTGAACACCCTACAGAGTACGCTAGATTCCTAGAAAGACTGCAATCAATACTTGATGACTACCTTCTCGAAGGTGGCGACGAGCGATTGTGGGCGTTTGGGTATGTATCTGATGAGTATGAGCGCGGTACGTTGAATGCTTACACTAACTTAGCCGTTCAATCTGAAGTCTACGCACAGCAAACAACACTCACTTATCTATTATCACAGCCAGCTTATCAGAATCAGGTTGCAGCGGCGTTTATCTCTACTTATAGCGATTGGCGCGGCTTGTCTGATGCTGCACGCACTGACTTAGCTAATGTAATCGGAACATCAATAGCACGAGGCATAAACCCACGTGAAACAGCGCGGATAGTTAGCCAACGTTTAGACGTATCGATGACCAGAGCAAAAGCCATCGCACAGACTGAGCAGGTTGGCGCACTTCGCAGGGCAAACTGGAATGAGACGACATGGGCTAGCGAAAGGTTAGGGCTGAAAACTGGCATCTTATGGATATCAGCGCTTAAGCCGACCACTAGACCAAGTCATGCAGCACGTAGCGGGAAGATATTCACTGTTGAGGAAGTGGAATATTTCTACTCAATCAATGGCAACCGCTACAACTGCTACTGTGGCAATCAACCAGTTTTGCTCAATGAAGATGGCACTCTGCACAACCCTAGCATTCTAGATAAGTTAATTCAGTCGCGTGATGAGTGGGAAGAAAAGCGACAGGAATCAACAAGCAATTCATAAAGAGGCCAACACATGAAGCTATCCAGCATTCATGTTAAATCACTGGCTGTCAACTCCTCCAATATCTCAACTGAAACTATCGATGGTGATGAGCATATCGTCATTCGCGGCGTTGTGCCTGTTATCGATGATGTTGTGATGAACGGTGGTTTATATCCAGCCAGTGAGATTAACAGTAGTTTTAAGTCGATGGAGGGGCGGCAGTGTCCATATGGTCACCCTAAAATCGGCACTGATTATGTATCAGCAGACATGCCTCGGGCGGTAAACCAATATCACATTGGGGCATGGGCCGAAAACGTCCGTAAGGATGGCGAAAAGGTCATCATGGATGTGAAAGTAAACCGTCGATTTGCTGATGGCTGCGAGAAGGGGAAAGAATTCTTATCCCGAATCGATGACATTATCGCTGGCAATAGTTCCGATCCCATTCATGTTTCAACGGGGTTATTGCTCCAGCGCGAACAGAACAAAGGCAAGTCAAAGGGTAAAGCCTACACATGGGTCGCCCGAAACATGCACTTTGACCATATCGCTATTTTACCCGCATCAGAACCAGGAGCAGCTACGCCAGAAGATGGCGTGGGAATGTTCGTGAATAGCGAGGGTGAGAAGCTAGAAACTGAAACAGCAGAGCTTATTGATGCGGCAAACTGCACGCAAGAAGGCTTATTTAACAAAGCTAAGTTCTTTTTCGCTAATAACTCATTCTCATTTGAAGATATCTATTCCGCATTACGTGCGGCATTACGCAATGCTTCCAGTGGCGATGATTGGCCTTATCCCGAAATGGTATGGCCCGATAAATTCATTTACTACAAATCAGGTAAAACCTACCAACAAAAATACCTCATGAGCGATGACGGAGACGCCGAACTCGTTGGTGAGCCTATCGAAGTTGTGCGCAAGCCAACAGAGTACGAAGTTAAAACCAATAAGGAAACTAACCCGATGAAAGAAATCATCACGAATGCGCTGAAGGCGAAAGGCATCGAAACAGAAGGTAAATCCGATGCTGAATTACTGGATGCGTACAGCCAAATGAACGCCGAAGAAAAGAAAGAGGAAACGCCAGAAGAAAAAGCTGCGCGTGAGAAGAAAGAGAAGGAAAAAGATACCGCAACAAACACGGATGCCATTACGGCGGCAGTGAATGCGGCGATTAAGCCATTAACAGACAAAATTGACACGCTCGAAGGTCAGTTAAACGCTAATGCTGACAAAGAAGTAAATGCCATGCGTGATGCTGTAAAAGCTAAATTCGGCATGTCCGACATTGCTGTTAATGCACTAAGCGGCGACCCGCTGAAGGAACTATATGCGCAATGCAATGTATCGCATGGTCTGAATGGTTCATTCCAACAAGTCAATTCCTCTCAATCAGTTTCAGATATGCCGGAGTAAAAAATGGCGAATAAAAAACGTGTAATTCATGCGGGTGGTGTATTTCCTAATCCGCTATTAAATCGTGAAGGTGCGGCTGCGGCTGACACTAAAGCGGGTGTTATCGGTTTCTATGATGAGACCACAGCTAAATTTACGCCATCTGTCGATGGTAAAGAATCGAACATTTTGTATGTGGCCAACTTTGATTATCTGTGCTGCCAGACAGTTGACGATGTAATCAAGGCGGGTGACTGGGTTGTGGCAATTCAACCGATGCAAGGTTTGTTCTTAAACTTGCGCGCCGCTGCTGGTACATACAAGAAAGGCCAAGCGGTAACGGTGGCTAACGGTCAAATCACACTGGCAACGGGCGCAGAAGGCGAAGCAGTATTTGCCTATGTCGAAGAAGATACAGCATTAACCGCTGAAGCGGGTGATCTGGTTCGTGTTGTGTTCAAGTAAGGAGAACTGAATGTTTTATTTTTCAACTAAGAAGGCAACCGAAACGGGAAACCTTGAAGCCAACCAAGCGCAATTCGGTGCGTTGAGTTTGGAGCGTAATTCATCTGCTCAGGCTGTGGCTGATTTTATTTCTCGCGCTCGTAATGTGCCAGTTTTAGATGCAGCCAATGCGGTGGACGACATTAAGCGTCTGTACAAATCGTATGACCAAACGGTGTTAGCTGAATTCCAGCCAAACACTGAATTCACTTTGTTAAACGACCTTATGGGCCTATCTCGCTCAGTTCGTATTGATGAGTCAGTCTATGAGTATGCACGTAAAGGCGGCGGCGGTGTGGCTCACACGTCAATGAGTGGTCAGGTTGGTGCGTTACTTGAAGCTAGTATTTATAGCTTCGATGGAACAATGGTGCCAATTCATGACACTGGCTTCAAGTTCACATGGCGTGACCCGATTTTCGGTAAAGGCTCTGCACTGGCTTCGTTATCTGACGCTCAGAAAGACTCTGTTGATACTGTTCGCCGTAAGTACCTCGATTTTATCTGGAATGGTTTCCGTGATGCTGCGGGTAACTTCATTGCGTTTGATGGTAAGACGTTTAAAGGCTTGCGTAATGATGAGCGCGTAGCTCAAGTGACATTGAATATCAATTTCGCAACTGAGCAAGATGGCAAGAAAATCCGTACTGAAATCATCAAACTGCGTGACGTTCTGAAGTTGCAAAACTTGCAATATGGCGAGCAAACTTGGTATGTCTCAGGCGAAATTCTGTCTAACTGGGAATCGGTCTACTTTGATGTTAACCAAACCCGCACCATTCTTGAAGAAATCAAGAAAATCACGGGCATTAAAGACATCAAAGAAGACTACGAGCTGAAAGGTAACGAAGTTCTGATTGTTCCGCTGGGCGCTGGTGTTATCGCTCCTATCGTCGGTCAGGCATTCGGTACTGTTGCAGACCCTCGTCAGTTCTACAACTCAGACTATGTATGGCGCACATGGGGTGCTGCTGGTCTGATGGTTAAGCAAGATATCGCTGGTCACTTCTCAGTTATCCACGCTAAAGGCGCATAAGGGGGGCTCATGGCACTGGTAAGGGTTATCTCAAGTAACTTCTTTGCTGGTGCCGACCTCAAAAAACAAGAGGTTGGCGCTCAGCTGGATGTCTCAGAAGAAACTGCTGAAACATGGCTACGGGCTGGTCTGGTCGAGCGAATCGAAGGGCGAAAACTCGAAGTCGCCACACCAGAGAAGAAAAAGGGTAAAGGTAAGCCAGATGGTGATAACACTTGATGACGTAAAGCCAATGATAGCCGAGCTTGGGTTTACATTGCCTGATTCCGTGCTGTTGTTGCTACTGGATCAAGTGAATGCAAAATCTGAATGCTTGGCGGCTAACTATGATGAATCACTGCAAAAGCTGCTTCTGGTTTACGCAATGGTTCGTATCGCCTCATTATCTGGTGCTCGAAAGATATCATCACAAGGCGCTCCTAACGGGGCGTCACGCTCGTTTACTTATGACTCTGCTGGAACAGATTATTTATTGAAACAGCTTAGAGCATGGGACACGGCAGGGTGCTTATCATCGTTACCACTGGCGAGTAAATCGGTTGGATTCTTTGGTGTGGTAGGGGGTTACTCGTGAGTAATACGGCTGAGTGGGTATATACCAATGTCGCTACTGTCTACCCCGTGAGTCGCGGCGGTCGATACGGCGATGAGATTATCTACGGAGCACCTTATTTAATCGCTTGCACGTTCAAAGGTAGTAACGAGGTAGCGAAAGATGATTTCGGGACTGAGTTTGTTACTAAAGACTTGTACAACACCGAAATGAAGTATCAAGGTCAGCCTGTTCGTCATCCTGTCCGTGGTGACTATATCGCGCAGGAAGATACAACAGCCATTCTTGACCCAAGGTTAGCGAATGCGAGTCAAATCGTTGTGGTAAGCAAAGATGACATGAGTTTCTTTGGGGAAGAATATGACTATGTGATAAGGACTTAATCATGGGCGTAAAGGTTAAAGGTATCAAGCGAGTCAGAGGTAATATCAATAGCGAATTAGAGCTTATTGCTACACAGCGAACCGCCAGAGTCATGCAGGAGATATCTATCACTGGTGCGGCTTATGCTGCGGCAATTACCCCCATCGACACATCCAATCTCATCAACAGTCAGTATCGCCAATTGCAGAAAATACCCAGCGGTTATGAGGCGAGAGTGGGTTATTCAGCCAACTATGCCGCAGCGGTTAGCCAGATGAAAGGGAAGCTTAAAGGTCAGCCAAGAGAAGATTTTGGCAAAACTCGAAGTGGTGTCTCATTTGGTGGCGGTACTGGTAAGGGGCGATATTGGGACCCTAACGCAGAGCCTGATTTTTTGCGCAAAGGCTTTGAAAACGCAGCGCCAGAAATACAGGAAATCATTAAACGAGGCTACAAAATATGAAGCCTAGTGATATTTACAGCGAAATTACTGAATGGTTGGAGGTTAATCACTTCTCTGATGGGTTCGATGTTCAGTATCGATTTTGGAAAGATGGACTGCAACTAGACAAGTTTATCGTCATTCAGCGAATGGGTGGTGGTAAGCCAGAGGAAGCATTAATACGCGACTCTTATCGAATGCTGCTTATATCTGAAGTTGATGGCGGTCAATCAGCACTCGAAGACCTAGCTTTCAGTATTAGAGAAGCATTAATCCGAGACCACAAAATCGGATGTATGACCTATGTAGAGCCAATCGGCGGTATTAACCAATCAATGAGCGACAGAAATCGCTTAGTCCTCGAAATCAATTTCAACACAATAATCTCACGATAACGGAGTAAATAAACATGGCATGTGAATCAGGTGCATTCACAGGGCGCGACGTCGTTGTATTTTATGCAATTGCGTGCCCTGAGAACAAACCATCACCAATCGATTACGGTCGCCTTGGTATGATGCGCGGAAAGTCGTCTGCTACTGAATGGGAAACGGTAGACGCAACGGGCGATATGTCGCCACAAAATACACAGGAAAGCTTAGTTTCGTATAAAAACGTTACGTTCTCTGGTGATGGCGTATCTCGTAAAGAGTCTTTATACGGTCAGAAAGAGCTTAAGCGCCACGTTAACAACCCTGAAACTACATCAGGTCAGCCTTACGTATGGTTCAAGATTGTTAGCCCTACAGATATCACAGAAGGCTGTTTCTTAGTAACTAGCTGGAGTGATGAATATCCACACGATGACGTAGCGACTTGGTCTATTGAAGCTAATAGCGCAGGCGGTGTCGATATCCGTGATATTCCAGAAGAAATCGTCATCACCAAACAGCCAGTAGACCAAACTCTGACGGTAGGCCAAACGCTAACTTTATCTGTGGAAGCTAAATCCACTGATGGCTCAGCGCTAACTTACCAGTGGAAGAAAGGTAACAGTAATGTGTCTGGCGGTACTGCTGCGACATTTACCAAACAAGCAACAGTTGCTGGTGATGCAGGTGAATATACTTGCGTCATTACTTCAACGTCTGCAGGTAGTGTTACTTCAAGTCAAGCAACAGTCACCATTTCTTAATCTAAGGGGCGCAAGCCCCTCTATTGAGGTCTCATGCAAGTATTAACGGATGTAGGGCAATTTACAGCTATAGTGGATGGTAAAGAGTATTGTTTTACACCTTCATTTTCTGCGATGGCCAGACTAGCGAAGGACTCACTAACAAGATTGACTGATGTTTTCGTTACAATTCATGGCGGTAAATTCCCAAAAATAAACAATCCTGATATCGCTAAGCAAGTAGAGCCAGTCTGTTTTGCAAGAATGGCTATGGCATGCAAGGAAGTGATGGAGGTGTGCTGTAACGAAAGTATCAGTAATCTAATCGGCTCACTTAGTATCAATAGAAAGGGCTGGTTAAGTTATCGAGCAGGATATATTGAGCTTGAGGATATTATTAAACTATCTCGTCACCTAATGCGCCACGGCATCATGGGCGACCAAAAGCCCGATGAAGACGAAGAGCCACAAGGCAAATTCACAAACGAGTTCGACCCGCGCGTCTATGTCTATCTTGCCGTAGCCCATTTGGGTATCAGCGAACAGGAAGCATGGGGAATGACAATGACAGGTTTCCGTGCTGCGATGGAAGCTAAATTTCCCCGTAGCGAGAAAGATAAAATCCCATCCAATAAGCGGTATGAAGAAGCTATGGATTGGGCTGATAAAATTATTATGCGTGATAATGCGAGGTAACCGTGTGTAAAACAGCCTATGAGATGGTGCGGGAGGCAGCTGGAAAATTAAAGACAATGCCTAAAGATGAATTCATTGATTTACTTAAGAGGTCAGGAGTTACCATGAGAGAATCAAAACCAACAACAAAGCCCGTTCCTAACGATGATTACATTGGCAATTTTAAAAATGATGAAAGCGAAAAGCTGAAAAAAGAATTAATACGCCGCATGGAAAGCGGGTATGAAGAAAGGCAAGTGTGCCCTCATTGCAATATGGTAATCCAGTGAATTAAACGTGAGGATATTTCAGTTATGAACTACTTTGCAGAGGGTCACTTCTAGGTAACTAAATTTAACCTAGGAGTGATATGAAAAAGATTAAACAGCAGTACAGAAACGTTATTATTGAAGGTGCTTGGTGTTGGTATCCAAGTTTACGGAATAATTGCCATAAAAGTTTTAGCACCAAGCAAGAAAAAAGCACCTATGCCATGCACGCCATTGAATATAAAGGCTCGATGCTTAAACTAAGAGCTGCTCGTGGCTTTTGTTTGGTTGACTCTCGGTATGACTTACCAACAAGCGCTTATAAGCTCGGTAAAAGCTGGAAGCATAATTCCAGACGTAAAAATCAATACTATCGTGAGTGAGAGAAAGCCCTCAATATGGGGGGCTACTTCTTAATCCCTAATTTTTCCTTAACGACTTCCATCTCTCGTTCAAGCTGGAATATGCGCTCAGCCGCATCAGAAATCGTTAAAACTTCAACATGAGAATTACGCAGTATCCAATATTCGATAGCTGCGACCATTTCCTGATTGGCTGACCGATTATTAAATTCAGCTAACTCTTGAATTCTATCTTTTAAATCAGTCGGTAATCTGAGGTTAACCTGCGGATGCTTATATTTTCTTTCCATGCCACCTATCCTCAAAAACTCTCATTCTAGATAGGTGTTTTTTAGGTATCAATGCGTACCAAGTAGGTATCATTGTGTATGTATACAGTGGTTTGGTGAGTATAAATAAAAGTTAAGCGCAAGGTATAATCTGGCGCATGTGATTAATTGAGTTTAAATTATTTTTGTAATGAATTAACATCCATAAATACAATATCGTTAATCAAAAACTTACTATGAATAATAATGCAAAAAAATTTTCCTTATCTAGGTTGTTTGAGTTGTGGGATTTACATGCGGTAGCTATCCTTCCTTTATCTGGTATATTTTTCTTGTTTTTAGGTCAGGTGATGATTGCTTATGAAGTGTGGGTTAAATTCTTTACCATGGTCTCAAGTCTTGGAATGGCGTTGCTTGGTGGTTCATTATTCCTTGCTATAACCAAGACGTCACAATACACAAAATTTTTCCAAGACCGTATTTACGATGTTTTTTATTCCCCGCAAAAAAGCGTCCCGAAAGATTTGCTAGTTAGCAAATGGAAGACGCTAACGCACTTTTTACTACAAAGAACAGCTGGTGATCTTCATAAAGATGTGGCCAATGAAATACTTAAAAGATATTTTAACGACGACATTCATTATTATTTTCAAGAAACAACTGAAATATATGACATAACGCTAGAAAGTGATCTAAGGACAGCGAGAATTAAAAAAAGGGTTATCCATAGGGTTGTAATCAACAACAATAGAGAAGACGCTAATATAATCCATAAAATTGTTTATAGAACACAGTCTGATTTAAAGGCAATTTATGTGGACAATGAAATTGTAGATATAAGCAACTGCGTTGAAAGGGAAAACATAAAGATTAACGGAGAAGACTTTATCTTCGCTACTGTCACAATCAATCTAAAAAATGATCGGAAATCCAAAATACTGGAAAGGTATTACGAAAAAACGCAAGATATCATTAACGACCCGCTTACTATTGTAAATAATAGTAAATTCATACAGCATTTAACGGTAAGACACAAATCCACTAATTGTGACGTAAAGATAGTTCCAACGGGTTCAGTAGGGAGTCCCAAGTCACGTCCAGATAAATACGTTGATGCAGATGGGTACACGAGAGTGATAATATCTCCAATTGAAGGTTTGACCCTTCCCGGAGAAGGTTATATATTATTTATAGCTCCACAAAAAGAGCCTGAACTTAATCTCATACATGAAGATAGTGATGAAACTAGCACAACATAAGGATGACATGATGAAATTGAATAATTTACTGTGTGATTCTACTGAAATCATCTAGTTCTATCTTGGATACTGTCAAGCGGCTGCGGTAAACACCCAAGATACTAATGGTATCAACTAACCCACTCCGGTGGGTTTTTTATTGCCTGAAACTCACATATGGAGTAAATTTCAATCACCTGATTTAACGGATGGTAACTTGATGTGCACACTAAAATTTTGCGTATCCTGTGTATTTTACTATTGATATTGTTAGTATTTATTGTTGGCGTATCAATTAGTGTTAGTAAAAAACCGACAATTATTGACGGTGCCACGCAAACCGTAATTGACTTTATGCACCAACCAAAAGCGGCCGACATGAGAAATATTAAGTTTTACCAAGCAGGTAAAAGCATGAGCCGCAAGGCTGTAGGTGATGTTTGTGGAGAAGTGTTTACATTCAAAGATGACCTGCCTTATAAGTACAAAAGATTTATTGTTGAGGTTGCAGCGAATCAAGAAGGCGAGTGCGTATTCTCCATCCCTTTATTCGACTTTGAAGGTGAAACTATATCTGAAGAAGATTTCCAGAGGATATGGGATGAGAGGTGTAACTAGACCTGCTTCGGCAGGTTTTTTGTTTGCTTCAATTTGCACTCCCGCTACAGTGAGAATCTAGCCCGTCCTTGGGCTGGGTGGTTATTACCAAGGCATATCAGGAATACGAATGCGGTGTAATATATTCCACGCACTCATTTCATTGCGCTTTATTTGAATGTGCTGAGTAGCTCTTTCAATTGTTCGGCGTAATGCATTTGTTTTTCTCATTGCATCGCGTGGTTTTTCATAAAATGACCCAGCTAATTTGTGCTCTGCAACTTGCAATAATGGTTCAATATCTAGCATATTGCGGATCATTGTTGTTGAGTCATTCCACACATAGCAAAGATTAAGTAATTCTTCATCAGTTAGGAATGCACCGCCAGTAACAGGTTTATTTTCGTTAGGTAAATATTCACCTTCAAGCGCATCAAGAAATGAAATAGCTTGCGGTATCTGCTCAGGTAGTAGCTCATTGATATGCTCAACGCCGAACTCTTTGTGAACATACTTCCAGATATCAGGGTAAATATTACCGACACCAGTAGCAATTAAACGCTCGGCTGTTTGACGTAGCGGAGTAAGCTCTTTTGCTGTTGATTGGCGAATGCTTATTTTTTGCTGAGCATCTTCTTTCTTAGCGAAATAGAAATCCTCTAGAGCCTCGAATACATCCCATGCGTTATCGGTGTCTAGCATTTTGGCATGGCGGGCGGCTCCGCGTTCTGTCCAAAGTATAATACTTTTTGCGTGCTTACTAATGATTTCTGAACCTTTGTAAACTAACTTACTTTTAGTAAGCCAGTTCTTGAATTCCTTTAAAATAGAGCCTGTTAGCTTATAAAAATGTTTTCCTTCAATGAATCTATTTTTATTTCTAGAGTGGTTAACTTGAATATTAATCACCTCTGTTCCGTATACATCGGCTAGCATATCAGTGGTGATCACGGGAGCGCCTGAGTGAGCAATCAACGGCATAGATTTTACCGAATTGCTGGTCTCATTAATATTTGATACATTATTCATGTCGGTTTCTCCTAAGACTCTGACAAAATAGAAGCCCTGACTATCGCAAGTAGTTGGGGCTTCGCTGTTTTAGTTAGCACTTTTCTCTCTTTCTTTCACATACCAAGCTACTGCTTGATTAAGTATTGAATTCTGTGAGATTCCATCTTTTTCTGAATACTCTACTACCTTACTTTTTAGCGTTTCGGTTAGTCTAAGCTGAAGTTTGCTTGTTTTCTTATGACAGTTCATAGTACATCCTTTGTTTGTTGTGAGTTAAAGTGATGTCACAAAGGTATCAACGTAATCCTATATTGTCAAAGTTTATTTGGATATATTGTGATATCAATGTGGTGTTATGAGAAAAGTAAAATGTCACGAATAAGAGATATCATCCCATACAGCCTACGGATGCCTGATAGCCTAAAAGAAAAGCTGGCAGAAAGAGCTAAGAAAAACGGCAGGTCACTTAACTCCGAAATGGTCATGATTTTACAGGCGGCAGTGGACGAAGAAAGAAAACCGAAGAACATAGATGAGCTAGCCAACTTAGAATCAGATAAGTTCAAAGAGCTATTCATGGAAACCGTCAAGAAGATGTATGAGGGTAAATCATGAGCGATGAAGAAATAAGCAAAGAAGAACGAATGCATCGCGATAATAGGCTAAAGTTACTAACTATATTTGAACAGGTTACAGATAAAGTATTCGATAGCTTCCTCAAGTCTCAAGGCGTTGATGACGTAAAATGCTTTGTATGCGGTAACGGTAAAATGGGCTTCCCTAAAAGAGGTAGGGATGGTGAGGATGTTTATCATTTAATCCCAATTAAGACCGTGTTTCCAGAAAGTGAGAATGAATTCAGTTTGGTAAACTATAAATATAGAGCTATATGTCGGCATTGCGGACATGAGATGTATTTCAATGCTTACCCAGTAATCAAGTGGGCTGGCATCCTTGAAAAGTTAAAGGATGACAACAATGAGTAATGTTCGTTATATACGTAAAGATTTAGAAACGCTTGACGGAAGTGAGAGCGGTCTTGTGTTCAATGGCGGCAGTGGTGGAGGTGGAGATATGGAAGCTAGAATAGCGAAGTTAGAGGCTAATGTAGAAAGCATTCAAGCTACATTGATTGACATTAAATCAGATATAAAAACATCTAAAGGTGATATAAGCACCTTAAAATCTGACACTGCAGTCATTAAGTCTAATTATGCCACTAAGCAAGATATTGAAATAATCAAAACTGAAGTTCAGAAAGCAATATCAACGCAAACAAAATGGCTTATGGCTACAATATTTGTTGCCTTAGGCGCAGGAATTACCATTGCTAAATTATTATTTTAATTTGCTCCCAATTGCGGCACTAAGAAACTAGACTGATAAAAAACTGAGGTGAGGGTGGGATGAGAAAGGTATTGATGGTTGGCGTGGTGGTTGCTTTGCTGGCTGGGTGTGGTGAAAGCGACCCTAAATACGATGGTGAATATATCTGCGATGTGGATCAAATATCCAATAGCCAAGTTATATCAAATGGCAATCCTAACGCATTTCCTAAAGATACAACAAAGGCTAACATAATCGTCGAAAATAGAGTCATTACAGTTAAGGGACTGAAAAATGGCGAATTCACAACTCCAAAGCTTAGTGAAAAGAAAGACAGCAATGGCGATGACTATTTATTTCTTGATGGTGAAGATTTGAATGTTGCATTTACAAATAAAGTGGGAATTTTCAATGTGGTTTATCCCGACAAATCAGGGCAACTTCTAATGAACTGCAAAATAAAATAGTAATAGTTCACAACTGATTAACAGACCCTGCCAATTGGCGGGGTTTTTTATTTTAGCTAACAGCCCTGTCACTTGACGGGGCTTTCTTTTTTCAAGAGGTTATCATGACAGTAAATGCAGGTTCTATTGAATTTGTTATTAAGGCTGACACCGAGCAGCTATTGGTTTCAAATAAGCAAGTAGATAGCAGTTTAAGTGATCTGGAGACTAGTTTTGACAAGGCGTCAAGGTCAGTAGATAAGTCAGAGAAATCGATGCTTTCATTTTCCAAAGCCGCATTAGCTGTTAGCTCTGCATTATCCGCTGGGGCGATTATAAAGGCTGTAGATGATTGGGGGCAGATGGCAGCACGCATCAAGATGGCCCTTAATTCTGTTGAGGGAGACGTTGAAAAATACGCTGAAATACAAGATAGATTTGTAAAAATAAGCAACAGAAATGGTAAGGCTGTTGAAACAGTACAGTCACTGTATGCTGGTTCTGCAACTTCAATGAAAGAGCTTGGATACAATACAGAGCAAACAATTGATTACATAGAATCGCTTTCTTCCGCATTTACAGCTAACGCCACAGGAACACAGCAAACAGAATCAGCAATGAATGCCCTCAACAGAGCAATGGTGGTAGGCACGCTTAAGGGTAATGATTGGCACTCTGTATTAAATGCGACTCCTTCTGTCGTTGGCGATATAGCAAAAGAATTATCCAGATTACGAGGTGGTATAAAAGTCACTGAGAATGATGTCAAAAAAATGGCATTGGAAACTGGTATTTCTATGAAGCTATTTGTTGATTCAATGAATGGAGCTAAGGAAGCCAACAATGCCCTAGCAGACTCAATGGACAACACTGTTGCTGACGGGTTCACCAAACTAACAAACTCCGCGAAAGCCTATTATGGCGAATTAAACCAATCTTTAGGTATAACAAGAACGGTTTCCGCTGGCTTTGCAGTACTAACAGAAAACTTTGATAAAGTATCAACTGCAATAACAGCAATGGTGGCGATCGGTGCTGCTAAATATTTTGGCACGCTCGCTAACGCCATGAAAAACTCTGCTGTTCAAACGTTGAATCAAAGTAAGGCTTTTAAAGAAAATGCAAATGCTCAACTAGAAGCTGCACAACAAGCACAGAGAAGAGCGGCGGCAGAAGTTCGTAATGCTCAGTTAGATAGAGCAAGACTTCAAAATAACATAGAGCAAAACAAACGATCTCAGCAAAGCGTTTTATTATCGAATGAAATAGTTGCTGCTCAACAAAGAGAGAGAGCTGCTAAATTAGCTCTTGTACAAGCTAATAACGCTGTCGCGGCATCTCAAGACAGAATAAATGCAGCAAGTGCCATAGGTGCTAGAGCTGTCGGAGTTCTTAAGTCTGCAATGGCATTAGTAGGTGGGCCTGCTGGGGTAGCAATGTTGGCAGGTGGCGCGCTTTTGTATTACTGGCAGCAAGCTGAGACAGCTAAACAAAAGTCATTGGACTTTGCTGACTCCATTGAAACGCTGACAAACAGAATGAAGGAGCTTTCGGATGTTGCCCTAATGGGTAACGTGGCAGAGGCAAGTAATTCTATTGATGTGCAACGTGAGGCTATTGAAAAGTTACAGGGAGAATTGGAAACCCTGAACGATAACTATCAATGGACGATAAGAAATACAGCTGATTATCAACGTAAGTCCGAGTCACTGGAAAAACAGCAACGTGAAATTGCAATAAAGACAAAGGAAATTGATGAGGCGCAAGCAAAGTTGGCGAGAACTATACAATATGTTTCTGATGCCACAGGTGAACTGACAACAAGAAATAAAGAACTTTATGATGCAATGAATAATGCGTCTGGCGCTGCTGGCAAAATGGGAGCGGCGATTGGTGCGTTGCAGAAAAAAATAAAAGCTGCGGCGGATGCTCAAAGGGATCTAAATGACGCCAAAAGAGAAGAGCCAGAAACAGAGGAAGGCAAGAAGGCAATACTAAATCTTAAGGAACAAAATGAGCTTCTTAAGATTAAAGATAAGCGCCAGAGAGCAATCAGAAAGGCAGAAATGGAGGCGGCAAAGGTAACAAATAATCCCACTCAAAGGAATGAGATTATAGCAGAATCCACAGCATACTATGACTTGGCAGAGGCTGAACGGGAGCACGAAAAGCAATCTAAAGCATCAACCAAAACATCAGATGATGCAGGTAAGGCGATTCAACGACAAATAGCCGAAATAGAACGCCTTAATAAAGGCTACGAAGAAGGCTCTAAGAAGTTAGCGCAATATGATGCTGGAAAGGCGTTAGGTGATAAGGCAAGTCCTCAGCAGATAGCAGAAGCAGAGCGTTTAGCTGGTGAGTTGTACGACATTCAGCAACGACTAGCAGACAAACGAGCAGCGCTAGAAGCTAATGTGATCGCCAAAGCTGAGAAGCTGAAAACTGATGAGTTGGCACAGATAGAAAGACAACTGAAAGCGGGTGATATTTCCTTTGAAGAGTCACAACGCCGTAGGTTGGAAATCGCCTCTGAATACGCCACTAAAATTGCAGAGGCCACAGCCAATAATATCATCACACCAGTAGCAGAGAACCGCGCTAAGTTTGACCCAGTACAAGCGTTACAGAATGAAAATACCCGCAAACTCGCCTTGATGAGAGAGTATTACAATCAAGAGCAGCAACTTCTCGCAGACTCCTACGCTAAACAGCAAATGTCGCATGAGCAATTTACAGCAGCAAAACAAGCCACTGACATGCAATACAGAGCGCTTATTACAGCGATGGATAATCAGTATCAGCAACAGCAAACAGCCGCACAATGGGAGCTAATGAGGAATCAATCATTAAGCTACGAAATGCTTGCGTCTGCGGTTGATTCGTTCGCGGGAAATGCATCCAATGTAATGACAGGGTTAATGACGGGCACTATGTCGGCGGCTGATGCTATGCGCTCATTGGGTAACACGATTCTAAACAGCGTCGTTAACTCAATCGTGCAAGTCGGTGTTGAAATGCTGAAAAACTTTATCATCAGTAAAACGATGGGAGTAGCAGCACAAACAGCGAACGCAGCGGCAGCAGTTGCAGGGGGCGCGGCAGCATTGGCAGCTTGGACACCTGCGGCAATAGCAGCATCTATCGCAACTGGTGGTGCAGCGGCAGGTAGCGGATTAGCTTCTTTCCAATCGTCAATGTTAGCAGGTCAATCAATGTCATTACTCGGCGGTCGTCGCTACGGCGGTAACGTATCAGGCGGCAATCCATATCGTATTAATGAATCTGGTGAATCGGAGATATTCCAGACTTACGACGGGAAGCAGGCGTTCATTCCGAATAAGTCAGGGAAGGTTATTCCTGCGGATAAGGCGGGGGCAGGCAAGGGGATAACCCTGAATATTGAGTTTTATGATTACTCAACAGGGAAGCACCAGTTCGACGCCAAAGCATCGCAAAGCGGCGATACATTAACGGTTCAGGCGTTCATTTCAGATATGCGTGAGAAAGGCCCATTGCTCCGCGCTATAACCGACAATACAAATGCAACGCCAGTCTTAAGATAACCAAGAGGTAAAGATGGACGAAATTATTGATTACCCTAGAGGGCTGCCATTGCCTATACGGGCTGATAAAAATAGAACCACTGAAACTGGGTTCAGAACAGACCAGCCGCAATATGGCCCACCTATATTCGTTCCAGTTACCCATGATTTAAAGACCACATGGAATGTTAGATGGGTATTTAAAAGGCAAGACGATAGGCGCTTTGACCAGTGGTTAAGGAACCCTAATTACCTTGATAATGCCAACCGTTGGTTTCGTATGATGGTAGACCTAGGAGGGAGTGGACTACAGGAACAAGTAGTTCACTTTCTAGGAATGCCAATACAAACATCAATAGTTGGCGAAACAGTTACTTGGTCGGGCAATATCATTTGCCGAAAACTGAACAATACGGATGATGAGTTCGGAGACCTGATTGTCGAGTTATTGCCTGAAGAGTGGGGTCTACTCGATATCGTCGTCACTGAGCGATTGCCACGATGTAAGGGGGAAGAATGAAGTTAAGAGAGTACAGAGCACAACGACCGATGCGCACATTCTACGAGACCATTCAATTCTATCACCCATCATTCGGAAATATTCATTTAGTCAGTTTGCAGATAGAGCCTAAAGTGCTAGGCGGTGTTGAGTATCAGCCGTGTAACTTTGAACTCGCTGAAAGCCAGCAAAGCAAAACGCCGATTATCGATGCTTCAGTTAAGTTTAGCCGAGTCGCGCAGGACTTTAAGCAGCAGCTCAAGTTATGGCGGTCAAACACTCGAATGAAGCCGATAGTAGCAACGTTTAGACTATTTGATTCTGCCGATATGAACAACCCAATAAGCGAATGGTCGCTGTATGTGAAGGACTGTTCACTCGATGCGGAATCGGTCACTGTCACACTGTCGATGAATAACCCGCTGAATAAGAACATTGGGCGCATTTACACGATGGAAGAATTCACAGGCTTGGAGACTGTTTAATGACGAGAAATGAATTCATAAACAAGATGATAGGCAAGCCGTGGAAGAATCGTGCGTGTACGTTTGATTCGTGTGACTGCTGGGGCCTTGTCGTGTTGTATTTTAGGTACGTACTAGGTACGGAAATTCATCATGACGCTGGCTACGAATCTGACCATGATTTTGTAACTTGCTATAACGGTGAGGTCGAATTCTGGCAACGCACTGAGCACCCAGTAGATGACGGGATATTCATTGGCTATCGCGGCTCTCAGCCTGATCACATAGGGTTAGTTATCGATGGCAATGCATTTCATAGCCGAGGAGAGAATGGGGCTGTACGCATGGACAGGCTCATTGTGCTTGAGAAGAAATTCACGAAATTGGAGTTTATGAAATATGCCGATAGTTGAAATTCAGCGAATAGCGGGAACACCTAAAGAAAGAGTCGATTTAAAAGTCGGCTCTTTTTTTTATAGCGATTTTCTAGTGCATCAGCAGTTGCATAGTGATGTGATGATTGTTGTTAACGGTCGTGAGCTACAAGAAGATGACGAGTTAGATTTCGAGATAACACCGACCCACTATATTCAAGTGTTCGACCAGCCAAAAAGTGTTATCGGCGATATCCTGAATCCAGTGTTTAACTTGGTTACAAAAGTATTTTCGTTTCTTGCACCGAAAACACCGTCATTTTCTGCGGCTGAGTCGAATGTTAAAGACAGTCCGAATAACCGACTCACAGGGCAAACAAACGTTGCTCGGGCATACCAAGCAAGACCAGAAATTCACGGTCAGGTGAGGGCTTTCCCCGACCTTATCCAGCAGTCTATGTTTGAGTATAACAACAACCTCAAGACGGTAACTGAGTGGCTAAACATCGGCATTGGCGAATATAAAACGGAAAGTATCCGATTTGCCGAATCTGATTTCACGGCGATGGCGGGGGCAAGCTACAAGATATACAAACCTAAAGAAGTTATCCCGCTGATTAATGAAGGCTTTGAGTTCCCAGATATCGACGGGCAAGAGTTGCCTGGTCCAAATGAAAGTAAAGATATTCCAAGGCAAACGGCAACTGCCAACGAGGTGGTTTCTGGCGAGATAAAAGGCGGTGAAGCGGCGATAAAAATTGTTAAGCAAGATGAGTTTGAATACTTCTACGAGCTGACGAAACCGCGCTCTATCTCAATGACTGTTAACGTGAGTTACGACACTCCGCAGGGTTCAGTAACTAAAGATGTGAAAATTGACGCTCAATTAGTTGACGCAAAAGAGAGTAATGACGGCTCGTTGATTAACCCTGTTGAGTATTACGAGTTCTTCTTTACCAACCTAAGCGGAACTGATTTAGCGCAACTTCCACCTAATGCAGTAGTGAATACGACAAAATTCATTCTCTATGACAATCAGTTTTTAACAGTGGGCCCGTTCTTCTCTCCAGTAGATGGTGACCAGATGTGGATTCACCTGCAGGCGCAACTTGGTGGCGGTGATAACTGCAATGCAACCGTAGAAATCTGGAAGATAAACACTGATAACGAGGAAATAGCAGGCACGCGTCAAAGCTTCAATACTGCACTAAGCGCTAATAATGGCGCACGAGTTTATTACAAAACTGACAAAGTAACGCCTAATTCAGGCCGCGGGCGTTACGCTGTACAGCTTACTCGACGCAATAATAGCAGCGACCAAAGTGTGATGAAAATCGAAAACGCTCACATTGTCCGAGTTCGTGAGAATGTCGTTTTTGAGAATGACACGATTGTTAATGTGTCTGTGAGAGCCACCGAAGCGCCAACGGGGGCAAGAGAGCGGAAATATAACTTATTGGCCACGCGCATGGTTATTTCGTATGACCGAGCATCAAAGCAAGTTGATTATACGCTCAGACCATCACGAAGTTTTGCTGATGCAGTGCTGCATACATGGTTAATTACTGCAGGAGAAAGTGAGAATAATATCGACATTGACGGCCTGTATCGAATTTACGATAGCTTGCCTGATGAGAGATTGGGATATTTCGATTACACCTTTGACGATGAAGATATTTCCCTTGGCCAGCGCATTGAAACTATCTGTAATGCCGCGCGAGTAACTGCTTATTTCGACAATGCTGTACTGACATTCTCCCGCGAACAGTCTAGCGAATTCCCAATGACAACGTTCAATCGCTCTAACATCACAGGTAATGACATGAAGATATCGTATGACATGTCGATGCCGAGCGGTTATGACGGAATTGAGCTTGAGTATGTCGAACCAGTTCGTAACAAGAAAGACTATATCCGATTTCGAGTTGATGAAAACGGCATTACGGAAGGGCTATCGCGCACGCCGAATAAGATAGTTTTACAAGGCTGTAGAAATCGATACCAAGCAATGGATAGGGCGCTGTTAGAGGCTAACCGACTCATTCACCAACGTACAAGCATCAGCTTAACGACCCTTGCAGATGGTGGGAATGTGTACCCATCAGATATGGTGCTGATAGCGGATACTTACGACTCCAACCAACAAGCTGGCTATGTTACGGAGCGAAACGGGGAAATATTCACAACGAGCGAAAAAATCAAGTTTGACGAGGAAATGTGGGTTTATCTCACAGATAGCATGGGATACACAACGCAGAAATTTAAAGCAGAGCCAAGGCAAGATACCGAGTTCGGGTTTATCGCAAGTGTGCCTGAAGATATCGAGCTCAATTTCTACGATGGATATCGGGTGCAGTCTCCGTCGCGGTACGTCATCGCAACTTCAGTAGAAACGGACAACATTAAATGGGTAATCACTGATAAACGCCCACTTGGTGGCGAACGATACACAATAACTGCAACCGAATATTTCGACGCAAAAGCCGACTATAACGCATAACAGCAATCATTAACCAACAAGCCAGCCATTAGAGCTGGCTTTTTTATTGGAAAAAATAAGCATGAGAGAAGTTAAACCAACACAAAAGCCAGTTCCAAGTAGTGATATCAAAGACCTTTTCTTTAACTCAGGGCTCCTTGATATATGGGCCACATCACTAGAACATAAATACATTGACCGCTTTGGAAATTGCCATTTAACAGCTGCGGGAATGGAGTGGTTATTCAAAGAGTTGGTCGAGAAATTTAAAGTCGACATGAATACAGCTATCGTCGCGGCTGGCTACATTACCATTGATAGCTTCCAGAAGGGTGCTGATTTACCGAATAATGAATTAACTCTTCGCAATCATATTCTTCGTGATGAAACAACAGGCGAATATTATCGCTGGGATGGTGAATTACCTAAACAAGTACCAGCTGACTCAACTCCACAATCCACTGGAGGCGTTGGCAAAGGTGTGTGGGTTAGTGTTGGTGATGCTAGCTTGAGAGGTGATATAGGCAAGATAATAAAAACATACTCCAATGTTTACGAGATGAAATCTGATTCATCTGTACCCATGCATAGTTTTGTAAAAACACTTGGTTATTATGATGCCAATGATGGAGGCGGTAATGTATATCAAAAAGTTGAGGCTGGTACTGGAGTAGTAGACAATGGAAGCTACTTTGATTTAAACGACGCATCAGCCCAAATGAAAGCGGCATGGGATGATAATGTCATTTATGCTGAGCAGTATGGGTTTAGAGTTGAAAATATGGCAGAAGTAAACTCGGATATTCTAAACAAGATACCGCAGTATAATCGTGTAATTAAATTTACTCATCTGGTATTGCAAATATTAATGCTCCTATCGACTTAA